ACGATCCTTCGCCTTCTTCATCGTCGGTTTTCTCACCATACGTTTCCAAAAACTCATCACGAATAGCATCCGCGATGTCGTTTTCTTGGGTCCCCTCATCAGAAGGTGACGAACCTTCTCCATCCGTCGCAGGCGGCGAACCTGCCTCTAACGCCTCCGCTTCCGCGGCCTGATCGAGATCACTTCCTTGTGCCTCTTCCAAATCTTTCAGCATGACAGCTCCTCAATTTGATGAGGGCAAAATACACCAAAGTCAGAAAAAGAGAAACGGTTTAGCCTTGTTGGCCCGGTCCTGATGGTCCGCCCGGCTGAACGCCAGGCACGCTAGGGGCGTTTTGCTCACCACCCATGCCGGCATTGGCCGCCGCTTGCTGGCCGCCATTTGTGGCCAAAACAGACATGGCGTCGGTATCCACCCAATCCTCATAGGAAATGGAATCGTCCAGAATGTTCAGCAAATGCTGGCCCATCTTTTCGATCTTAAGGCCGGGGATTTGGAATAGCAGAGGAAATACGCGCTCGGCCGTTTGGACCTGTTGCGCTTGATTTGGCCGTCCAGAAGACCCTGCGACAACTTCCAAATAAATCTCTCGTGCGATTTGCTGCCTGTCGCCTTGTGGCCACACTGCGCCATTTCCGCAGATTCTCTTAACCTGCTCCTCGCTCATTTCCTGCAGCAAGATCTGGCCGCCTGCGCGGGCCATTTCCGACATCATCTCATCCAACTCATCCACATCGCTGGTGCGGGACGTTTGGCGGCTGCTCTCTGCGATCGAGGACTCTGTTGCCGTGTCGCCTGATGTGCCGCCTAGATTTGCTTCCTGTGTTCCACTGGCCCGCTGAATGTCAGTGAAGAATGGACCCGTGTTGTAAAGGTTCATGTCGATTGGGTTGGTCGGGATCGGCTGCAGGTATTTCCGCACGTCGCCATCTTCAGGCATGCCCTTGAGAGGGACCACATCATGCGCGGTGCGACTGCCGAGTTTTTTAGCGTCCTCTTCAGGTACGTTGCCGCCGGTAACATGCCCCGGCCGCGCTGCTTTGCGGTGTTCGCGCAGACCTTCACCAGATCTGTTGATTTCCTGTTGCTGGCACTGAATCAGCTCCACATCGGAAGGTGGAAACGGATCGTCTGTGTCGTCGGTCCAGTTGGGGGCGTAAACAAACCATGGCCAAAAGCGCTCTGTGTAAACCTCTGGTGCATGCGGTTCCCGCAGGAAGTCGTTATGCCCCTCGCAGATCGTGTAAATCAGGTTGTCTTCTTTGTGCCAGATTTCCCAAACCCGACCATATCCGTGCTGTGCCTCACTTGGGCGAGACGGGGCCAGCTCATTGACAGACTGATCTTTGTCGTATGCCGTATAGCTGCCGCGCACATCAACGCCATAGATTTCCTGAATGCGCTGAGTCGACAGGATGAACTGTTCTGTCACATAAGAGCAACCAATGAAGCCCGGCAGATAGGTCATGTCCCGGCTAGGGATAATGTTGGCAGAGTCCGGGTAATCGAAAGCCAGGCCCTCACGCACGATGATATGTTCGCGGTTGGATAACTCGCTGGCCATAAGTTTGAGGGTTTCGGCCTCTTGCTCATTTGGATCAATTTCCCCATCGGCAAGATCTGCGCTCAAGCGCTCCAATTTGCTGAGCTGTTCGAGCGTGTCACTCAAAGCGCGTTGATCGGCCGGGTTAAGCTCTGTGGCGCGCTGGAATGTTTGCTTGATGTATGCCGCTCCGTTGGTGCGCGCTGAGAAAACCGTGCGCTTCATCATCTTCTTGGTGAACGGCTCCTGCTCACGCACCTGATATTCATAGAGAACGCTAAGGGTTTCGCCGGTCTTGTTGATCGCGTTGGCCTCGGCTTGTCCGCTCATCGCTTCCTGAATAATATTCTGGTTCAAGCCCGTGATGTCATTCCCGCTCTGCACCATCATCATTGCTGTTTGAAGCTGTTGAGCTGTGCCGTCCCAAAATTGATAGTTCACGCGCTTGCTGCGGCGGAACGTGAAGCGAGGGTTGCGAGCGTAGGTTTGATCTACCTGGCCCTTGATGTGGCGGAGTGTGATGTTGGCCGTATAGTCCCGATCTGGGTTGGCACCATCTTCTTTGCGAGCGCCATGCCATTGCAGGCCGCGGGCAAATTTGCGCCATTGCTTCATGCGCTTGAAAGCGTAATCCCAATGCTTGAGGTCTTTTTCCACCTCAGAGCTGAGCTGTTTCACTTTGGCTTCGCGCGACTCTGATACGTTCTGCGCTTCGCCTCTTTGAACTGTCGTTTCCATTTTCAAGCTCCTATTTGCGCGGAAGTTACCACAATCTCAAAAAAGCACCAATCACCATCCAGCGCGGCCCTTGGCCTTCACTCGTGCGGCATCTTCGTCCCTGAACTGCTTGAGCATGTGGCCGAATGTTCCCGGCGCGTATCCTGTGGTGTTTTGTGCGCGGCCGGCCGGGGTGTGAGAGTTTAGGCGCATCCCGATCATCGACACGTTGTCCACAAAGTCATCATTTCTGGCATTGGGAAACTTCAGAAGCTCCGCCTTTGCCCGCGGCCACCATCGCGCCTGACGGGGGAATCTGATCTTTCCTTGAGCGCATCGCGCGCGTCCCGATTGCGCCCTCTGGATTTTATCTGCCACCGGGTGCGTTTCGATCACCGGCACATAAACGCTTTCTTCGGCCATACGCTTTTTGAGGAATGGGCCAATTGCTTTGGAAATATGGCCTTTTTCTGCGTACCAAAACATGGGGTTATATGCGCGGATGATTTCGATCATCTCTTCAACCGCGTCCATTGATGACATTCTGCGCCAGCGCACGCCGGGCAAAATCCAAGCGATGTCGTTTTCGCAGATCCCGTATGGAACCATGCAGGTAGGATCGTTGATCTGCTTTGTTCCGACCGCATGATCTGATGTCACATACATGCGAAGTTGCTTCGGAAGCTCGTCTGCGTCGTATTCGAAAATGTCTTCCTTTTGGAAATACACCCCGTCCTCTGGAGTCGGGTTGCCTTGATATAGGGCAGCGTATGAAACCGCGTTGGCTTCGCGCATTTCTTCCAAATATTTCTTTCCAAATCGTTCCGGCCACAAAGCCTGGCCTGGCCGACGCCCGATAGGGTCATCCTCTTCCGCAATAGCTGCGAGGTTGATGTGTTCGAAGCCTTCCGCAAATTTGGGACTGTACGATGGGTTTGTTCTGTCTGTGATACGACCGATGATATCGTCTTCGATCCACCGGGTTTGGGTCACACACACGGCCGCCTTATCGTGGTGACGGCGAGTCAAAAGCGTTTGGGTGAACCACTCCCAAAGATCTTCCTTGAAAACCTCCGATCGCGCTTCCTTGTCATCTTTCGTCGGGTCATCAACAATTATCAGATCGCCACCGCGGCCCGTTGTCGCTGACCGTCGCCCGAGAAAGTACAGGTTGCCGCCCTCAGATGTGATCATGTGGTCAGATGCTTTGCCGTCCGCGCGCAACTCGTAATCAGGAAACACCTGTCGAAACCGAGGAGACTGCACCAGCTCTTTGATTTTCTTACCGAAATCGACTGCAAACGTTTCGTTATAGGTCGCGACAATAATATCTTTTTCAGGATTTCTGGCAGAGAACCATGCCGCAAAGTTGATGGTGCAGAGTTGGCTTTTTCCGTGCCGGGGGGGAGTCGACAGGATGGTTTTCAGTGTCTCGCCAGCCTCTACCCGCATCATCATGTCAGCCATAAACCGATGGTGCTTGGCCGCGATATAGGCACTCTTGGTGATGTCATTTGCCTTTCCCCGGGCCGGCATAACGACCTCTGAAAAGCTGATCAAATCATCCTGAGCATCTAAAAGAGCGGCCTCATATTGCAGAAGCCGCTCATAATGCTGAATCTCTTCAACGAGTTTTACGGTGTCCATCAGGCCTCCGGCTGTACGATTTCCTTAATGGATACGATCTTGCCGTTGGCGCAGTCCAGAGCCTTCTCTGTTTTCGCCAGCTTGACCAAGAATTGCCGCATGGTTTCAGGGGCGGTTTCTTGGGTCATCAGGCAAGGCACCAAGAGGCGGTTGGGGATGTGGGTTTCCACTAGTTCAAGATTCGTCTTTTTGCCGAATGGGCTTGAGTCACCGCAGGCTGACAAAAAGGTCAATGATCCGAGGATCAAGAGGCATATCAAGGATCGCATCAAAGTCTCCAGTTTCTAGGGCAAGAATAAGCGCATCCGCCTCTTCTGCCTGTTGACGATAGTTTTCCGCCCAGGCATCAGCAACAGCCTCTGCCTCAAGCGCTTGATCACGTTGCTTCTCGGCTACCTTCAGATTGTTCTCTGAGAGATGAAGGGCGGCCTGCAGGTTTCCTACCTTGGCTTGCAAGCGAAGCCCGTAGCTAACCACCCCCACGACCGATGAAACAGCCAAGGCGATGGCGATTGTACGCAGGCCAAACATTACACGACGCCCCGCAGGAATTTGGGCAATCGGCTTCCGAGGATCCACCACGCCAAGGCCGCGCCTATGATGAGAAACCACGGGTTAAACCCCAGAAGGGCCTCCACCTGATCGAAGAGCGTTTTGACCTCTCCGATGGCCTCATTTGCAGCGCCAACAGACGCCACGGCGGCCGCCACCTTCACATCCTTTGATCCCTTTAGGAACCCGGTCACGGTTGGTTGCTTCGCTGGCTTTCGCTTGAGCCATGGTCCGACTTGAAACCCCGGGCAACCTTTGGCGGCAAAGTCGTTATGACCCTTGACCCACTTGATGGACGGGAAACGATTTTTCAGCTCCGCAATGCGATCACGCAACCAAGCGTCTTGCTCTGGCGTAAAGTGATCCTCAAAAGAGTCTGTTTTTGACGCGCCATGCCCGCCAATCAGGCAGAGGCCGATAGCCTTGCTGTTCCACCCCTTGGTGTGCGCTCCGATGTCATCGAATGGGTCATCATTTCCGTTAAGGTCGCGGCCCATGGCGTGGGATCCGTCATAATCCCCGAGTTCGGCATAGCCGATGTCTCGCCATTTGTTTTGATTAACGTGCCACCGCTTGATTTCATCGCGCTTGGCTTCGACGCCTGCGCCCTCCATCCAATCTGGCCGCGTGGCGCTGCAATGAATGATAATTCCCTCGGGCTGGAAAGCCATGTCTATCTCCTGAGTTTGTCAGTGTGACAGACATTACAACAGGCGAGGCTGAAAATCTATGCTCTACTATTTGGTGAACGCTGGGCTTGTCGCGCTGGTTTGGTCGGTCCCCCAATACCAAGAGGCAACAGCCTTATAAGCACCTGGCTCTAGGCTTTCGAATGTGCAGGTTTCGCTTCCTACCCAAACCTCCAGTGGCATCTCTGCGACTTTATGGCCCGCTGTGTAATTCCAAGGTGCGCCGCCCTTGCACCCCGGGATGAGGTCGCCGCTGTATGCGTCAATCAGTTTGGCTTCCCAGCGCGCAAAGAACACATCTCCATCGGTTGTGACCGTGCGATCTTGGACCATCACGGATCCATCAAAATGCAGGCTGTGAACCTCGATCGGCTTTGGCTCTGGAATGAAAAGGCCCACCATGACAGAGAGCGCTACGCCCCCCAGTGATCCACCTATTACTGTTTGCAACGTGGTCATCATAGTTTCTTGGCCCAATCCAAAATAAGTTCCAAGAGTTCCCCACCCTGAAGCCATGCCACGATGGATAGCATCAAAATCCACGCCTTCCAGTTGGCTAACAGAGCGTATATCGGGCCGGTGATTGTCCATGATTTCTGAGCCTTTTCGACGCTATCCCAGATTTCCTGCCAATCATCATCGCTCGACGCCGGCGTCTCCCTCGTGGCTATTCTGTCTTTGTTGGATCTCGTCATTGCGATTTACCCATTTCCGAAATCCGCGGCGGGACTTCGGCCACGATGATTGCCAGGCACAATAGCAGATAACGGCATCGAAAAAAACAGCGACCAATATCACGCATATTTGCACGCTGCTCATAAAGGAAAACCTCGCGGTAGGGTAGGGCTGGACTTCCCCTGTCTACCACGAGGCTAGGTTGTGCATAAGTATAGGATACCCGTCCTATTTGTTAGCAGGCCATCAATACACACGGCACCAGATACGATCCATCTTCGTAGGTGTGCGTGACTTCGGTTGATGTGACTTTTGCCACGGTGCAAGACCGCACCACATCCGAAAGATCACCCTCTTGCGGGCAGGCCGTGCCATCT